ACTATCTTGTAAACCTGATGGGTCGTTGATGGATTGATTCATCAGTTGAAAAGGGTCAACTAAGTTTCCTACGGAAACACCTAATCTTTGGAATGCTGATGCTACTTGAATTGCACCCTCAGGGCTCAGAACCTTTTCCGCCAATTGAAAAGTTTGGTTCATGTCAAACCTTAACATTGAGGCTTGTGCTGCCATTTTTGTTAAACCTTTCACACCACCCTCAAACTGATAACGGTTGAGTTGGTCCATGTTTGCAGTCATGTCTTTGACAACCTCAGCAGCGTTTCCTCCTATACTTTGAACATACTGTATTGATGACTCTAAATTCTTTCCAATGTCTTTCACAGACATACCAACATTCATGAAACTGTTGGTAAGACTCTCTGCACTCAGGTCTAGAATTTTATTTGCAGCATATAACTTTTCGATTTGTTCTTGTGTTGCCAACACATTCCTGTTTGCCGCTTTGGCAACTCCTTCGATTGCACTACTAACATCTTGAACTGAACCTCCAAGTCTAAGAACGTCAGGAACTGAATCCGCAACTGCCTGCTGAAGTTCAACTACTCTTTGTCTTCCTTGGGTGAATACCTTATTGATATCGGTTGAGGCCTGACTCAATCTTGTGACCGCTGAAGCAAAGTCTTCTACACCAATATCTAAAAGCGATTTTATCCTTGCGGCAAATCCTTCTGGTGTTGTTTCCCCGCCTATTTGTCCTCCGTAATCTGCTTGCATAATTTAGTAATATTATATAAATACAAAAGGACTGATTTTTCAGTCCTTTTGATTTTCTTCAACCCATTTATCCAAAATATATCTTCTCACAAAAAGAGGCATTTTTTCAAAATCGGTCCAACTTATATTCAACAATCTATTCAAATAATAGAATTCATCAATTTGACCTTTCCTATAATCCGAAGAAAGGGCGAAAAAATTCAACCCCAAAACCAACGTTGACTGTTAGTCTTTCTCCTGATGGGGCTATTACTTCTCTTCTCAAATCCAATTTAGGTTCATTTTCATCCATGAACTTACGAATATACTTGGAGTCCATAATTGGCATTTGTTCTACAAACTTGGCAATTTCCGCTCTGTCACTAGTTCCATTTACCTCAACAATTTCTTTATTAAGCCTGAGAGTAACTTTTGGTGCAACTCTCCCTTGGGGATATGTATCTATGATTTTTTGTATTTCGTTTATCTCACCATATGTAATAGGTTTGAGTTTGACTGTTGAATTTGATTTTGGTAAAGTAGTGATAAAAGTTCCGTCTTCATTTGGTTTTTGTCCTTTATTTACATTCAATTCGTCCAATACAATTGTCGCAGGAAAAGTCTTTTTGGTTTGTGGGTCGGTAAGGTTTAAGTTCATCTCTGGTCCAAAACCTGTGTTTCTTAAAAATACTAAAATAGCTTCCACATCTCCTTCCAATAAATCATCAATCCTCATGTCAGGTTCGTATAATTTATTTCTCAAAAGATTAGTGGTAATATCCAATCCACCAGCCATAAGAATGTTTTCATCAGCTGCGGTCAGATAACCAACCTTCACAGATTTCTTTTTATTCTTGTAAAATACCCCTTCAGATGGTAAGGGCACGATATCGTGAGGTAATGTTAAATTACTCTGTGCATAATTTCTTGTTTGTTCATCCATAAAAAAAAAATAACCGTAGAGTTTATGTCTACGGTTAAATATAATTAGAAACGATTTTTTATAAAGAGTATTAGTAAACTAACACACATCTATCCATTCTCAATCCACAAGTAATATCTGCAAGAGCGTCCTGACTGTAAGACAGACTTCCGAAGTTTGCACTTGTTAGGAAGGTTCCATAGAGAATCCATTTTTCTACCACCACCCCTGTTGGGTCCAACATCTCAAGGTCAATATCTTTTTTATAACCCGCTGCGTAACCCATACGACCTGTTACCGACTCAGCGTGTAGACGAACCCATTCCATAAGTGCTTGTGCAGCTGAAGGACCAATTGGGTCTCTAAATTTTACCTGAATTTCATCCCAGTTAAATCTACCTGCAACAAATGTTGAAGTGTTTAAGAATTGAATTTCAGTTGAGTTTATCTTGATAGATGGTCTTGAAGCAGACTCCACGAACCACTCATTAATACCTAAACTTGACGGAAACCTTAGAATGAATCGATTCTGACGTTTCGGTTCGTAAGGTATGGGCATTTTCATCAGTAAATCAGCCATATAATTAATTTTTTGTTTTCAGTGTTTATATGTTATAAATATAGTCTGTTAGAAAATATTTCTCTTTACTTTAATTTTTAAAAAAAGTATTCTTATTGCACTTCCTTCTTAGTTCCTCCAGCAGTAGAATATGTTTTAACTAAATTATCTGGTTTATCTTTAAAGGCTTTTCTCATTACTTCTACATTTCTTGGGTCATCGTCTGAAAAACCAATTGATGGTTTAGATGGTGTAAATTTGTTTCCTATGTCGTTTTTTAACCATGCTCTTTTATTAAGTAATGCTGCCATATTCTTAATGTAGTCCACAAAATCATTCATCGCTCTAACCTTCGCCTCCTCGGGATTTGTGGCACCCGACTCATCTCCAAAAGAAACGGGATGGTATTTGTTTAAATCCAAATAAAGGTCGATAAGTTCTTTATCAGATAAATCTTCTTCACCTGTAAAGTTCCTATATTTTTTTAAATTTTTGATTAGTTCATCTTTGGATATCCCGCCGAAATCATTTACAATATAATTGTAGACGGATTGTTTCAGGGTTTCGGGATTATGACCCCTTGCAGTGATTATTGCAAATATTGAACCATTATTTATTGCTTCTCTAAAGTCATCAAAAGCTGGTCCCTTCTTTGCTTGCATAGAATCAATCAAAAAGTCTTTGTCTCCTTCAGTTCGAAAGTTTCTAAACGGATTGTCACCGAACCCAACAATCTTATGTCCGTTATATTCAAAATCTTCTTTTCCTACAATGTGTCGGTATTCTGCAAAATCTTCGGTTGACATACCTACCTCTTCTCCGTCTGAATCTTTCAGAATTATCTTTGTCGGCATGTGCACAATATTGTCATCCCAGTCGAAAGCGTAATATTTTAAATCCGGGGTTTTCTCGTCTTTGAAACCTTCTGTAATCTCTTTTCTCATTTAGTATGGCTAAAAAATGGGGGGATTTTGTCCCCCCGTTTTTATTAGATATTTTCGAACGAAGCTCCTGTTGGTGTAATAAAGAATTCAATATCTATGAATTCGAGAGCCTTCGTTGGTTTTAAGTAAATCTTTCCTGTTAATGTGTTTCTGTCTAAATCTTCAGGTGAAGAAGATACTGTCACACGGAAATCATATAGACCTCTATCTCTTCTAATTGAATCAAGGATTGGGTTCACACTATCCAAGAATTGTTGTCTTACTACTTGGTCGTTCTGTTCGAACAGTAATCTTACAGCCACCGCTGAAATTAACTTACGAGCCTGAAGTAACAATCTTCTTACGTTAAGTCTGTTTAGAGCGGTATCCGCAACCTGTAGGGTTTTGTTACCCCAAATTACAGTTCCAACGTCCGCAAAAGTTGCAATAGGGTTGATTCTTCCTTGATAAAGAGTATCTCTATCCTCTTGAGTCAACTTCAATCTTGCCTTTATTGAATTTACAAGACCTCTTGTGTAACCCGCTGACGCGAACCATGGGAAGGATATGTTATCTGTAAGAGCTAAATTTCTACAAACTTCACCTGTTGGTGGTAAGTAAATCTGTGTATTGTTTACTGTATCTCTCACCAAAATCCAAGGATAGTAAGTAGATGTATAGTTAGAATCAATTCCTGTGTTATCTAAGTTATCAACCGCTTCCTGAGGATAAATAATATCCAAAGAGTTTGTTCCATCAGGAGTATACATGTTATAATCTGGTGTCGTTGCTATATAAACAGAATCAGCCCTTTGGAACTGAATCATGTCGATAGCTTCTTCAACAAGGTTTGAGTTATTGTAATAATCGATACTTGAAGTTGCAAATACATTGATATTAGTAGCTTCAGGATTTCTGAACGTAAGAATACCTAATAGATAAGCATAATAGTCAGTGTTAGCAAAATCTTGTGTATTGTTTTCAACCACAATTCTCTTAAATAAACCTTGACCAGTTGCTGAAGGATATCTTGATGATGCAGATGCACCCGCCAAGTAACCTGATGCTCCCAATTGGAATCTATCTTGGTTTGTTCTATATTCTCTATAAATGTCCCAACCATCAAACCCACCAGCGAAACATACTGTGTATTTTCTTGAGTAGATAAAGTAGTAAGGATTTTCTTGTGTTTCTGGGTCAAATCTGAAATCAGCAACCCCACACTCAAATGCCGGTGTTCCACTTGTTTGATAAACATTACCAATAGTAACTACAGTTGCACCTGAGTCCATATGGAAACCTTTACTTAAGTAGTTCCAAGTAGCACCCTCGACAGGGATTGGAGCAATGACCCAAGAAGGTGGATTTTGTTTACCTTTATAAGAAAGGAATGATTCGTCAATTCCGAACTGAGTTGAAAAACCTAAGTAACTTCTTCTCACTATATCACCAGGTGACTCGACTAAATTATCACCTCCAGTTGCTGCACCGAAAGGTGGGTTATAGATAACTTCACCAGGGAAGTAGTATTTTGTTTTGAACTTTGGAACAGGAGATGGATTACTAACAGATGCATATTCTCTTTGAGTGTATCCGTAGAATCCACAAGGAAGTGCATCTATTGGTGCCTCTTCAGACATTTCAACCATCACATATTTTGATATTAAAGCAAACTCACCATTAGAAGAACCAATCTTTTTAGCCACAAAGTTATTTGAAGCTGGGTCCATAGTGCAATTTGTGAATTTCTCAATCACAACAGGGTTCGCATCGGTGTCAAAGAAATTTCTAACTAAAACATCAAATGTCATGTTGTTAAAAGACAAGTTCGCGATTGAAACTTTTACTTCAACGTTAGCTGCATCTCCATCAGAGATTGATATGAATCTGAATAATTTATAAACTTTATTACCTCTCAACTCTGAAACCAAGAATGGTGTCATAGG